GAACGGAACAGCTAATACAGGTGGTGGTGGAGCAGGTCAAAGTAATCCTGGCATTGATGTTTTTGCTGGAACAGGTGGCTCTGGAGTTGTTATTGTTAGCGAAGCTGCAGTAGACCAAACACTGGCATCAAGCTGTTGGGATTTGCGACAAGTCTATAGACAAATCAAAGCAGATGATTGGGTATAAACAAGATATAATTTATCTATGAATCTTAAATATTATTACTGGTACTTCCAGTCAGTTATACCTGAAAGAATTTGTGATGATATAGTTCGTTATGGTAAAAAGCAAGAAAAAGAAACTGCTCTTACAGGTAGCTCCGACAAAGATAAACTTACCAAACTAGAACTTAAAAACATTCAAAAGAAACGCAAGTCTGATGTTGTATGGATGAATGACAGATGGATATACAAAGAAATACAACCTTACATACATCAAGCAAACGCTAGTGCTGATTGGAATTTTGAATGGGATTGGTCAGAGTCTTGTCAGTTTACAGAATATAAAAAAGACCAGTTTTATGACTGGCATTGCGACTCATACGAAGAACCTTATAACCAACCTGATAATGTCAACACACATGGTAAGTTAAGAAAACTTAGCATGACTGTATCGCTTACTGACCCTGATGAATACGAAGGTGGAGATTTAGAGTTTGATTTTAGAAATACAGATGAAGGCTCTCAGCCAAGAATATGTAAAGAAATTAGAAAGAAGGGTAGCGTAATAGTTTTTCCTTCTTTTGTTTGGCATAGAGTTAAACCAGTCACCAAAGGCATACGAAACTCTTTAGTATGTTGGAATTTAGGATACCCATTTAGATGAGCTTTGAAAAAAATAAATACCAAGTAATTAAAGGTGCTATATCAACAGAGTTAGCAGATTTTTGTTATCAATACTTTTTAAACAAAAGAGCAGTAGCAAGGCATTTGTTTGATGAAAAGTATGTATCACAATTTACTGAATACTTTGGGGTATGGAACGATACACAAATACCTGATACATACTCCCATTACGCAGATATAGTAATGGAAACTTTATTACAAAAAGTTAAGCCTGTTATGGAAAAAGAATCAGGACTTAAACTAACTGAAACTTATTCATACGCAAGAATATATAAAAAAGGTGATGAGCTAAAAAGACATAAAGACAGATACTCATGTGAAATATCTACTACTATGCACTTAGGTGGAGATGCTTGGTCTATATTTTTAGAGCCATCAGGCGAAGAAGGCAAAGAGGGTATAGAGGTCAAGCTAGAAGCAGGTGATATGTTAATGTATCGTGGTTGTGATTTAGAACATTGGAGAACACCTTTTGAAGGTGAAGATTGTGGACAGGTATTTTTACACTACAACGATGAAAGCGGTAAAGATGCTAAACAAAATAAATTTGATGGTAGACCTATGATAGGATTACCGGGATACTTTAAAGGAAGTTAAAATGGAAATGGTATCACCTTACATTGTTTGGAATGTTTTAATAACTTTAGTGTTAGCTCCAATCTGGTTTCAGATTAGACAAAACTCAACAGAACTAAGAAGACAAGACATTCTGTTAAATAAAACACGGGAAGAGATTGCAAAAGAGTACGTAACAAAAACAGAACTTCGAGATGATATGGGATTAATTATGGATAGAATAGAAAAAATTGGTGAAAAGCTTGACAAACTCTTTGAAGTTAAGTAAAATAGGTATATAACAATGACAAAAAAAATAACAAATAAACTTAAAGAAAGAGCTAAATATGCTAGAGGAAAAGTTGTAGTAGATAGAGAAACTGGTGAAGTTTTAGAAAACTTTGTACCAACTCCTAAACGTAAAGCTCCTGTACCAGTAACACCAGCTTCTACTACAAGTCAAGCTTCAACAATGCCAACTGCTCGTTCTACGGGAACACCAACTGTTTTAGCTGAACCACCTGCACCTACACCTGCACCGACTCCTGCTCCTACACCTGCTCCAACACCTGCACCAACTCCTGCACCAACTCCAGCTCCGACTCCAGCTCCGACACCTTCAAGCCCTCAAATGAATACTATGGATGATCCTACGACTAAAGATGTTATTGAAACAACAGCATCTCAAGAAAGAACTGATCGTATTGCTGAAACTGCAAAAACTTTAGAAGGAGCTGCACAAGGAACTGTGCCAGAAGCTGCAAAAATAGCTGATGTTTCTACTGAAGCTGGAACTAAACTTGACACAGAAATTGATAGTCAAGTTACAACAATGGCAGCACCTACTACAGTGTCTGCTACACAAGCCGCACAAGTTGCACCAGAAACAGTTACTACAGGTACTGTAACAACTGCACAAACTCCAGCAGAGATAGAAGCTTCTAAAATGACAGCTACAACAGTAGCTCAAGATGCACAAGTAGAAGCTGCAACTGGACAAGTATCAACTGATGCTATTGCACAAGCCGCAGGTGTTGAACGTATAGACCCAACTCAAACTGCTACTATTGATATTCCAGAAGGTGCTTTAACACAAAGAGTTGTAGGAACTATTAGCGATGGTGCTAAATCAATAGCTGTTTCAAATACAGGTAGTTCGTTAGCACGTATTACTAGAGCTAAAAAACAATTAACAAAAGCTGGTCTAAGTACTGCAGATATTACAGAACTAGGTAATGACCCAGAAGCTTTAGAAGATCGACTAGCAGACTTTAGTGAGTCTCAAAGAGGTATAATTGAAGGATTGCCTGAAGAAGCATTAGTATCAAATCAAATAGATAGTTTATTAAATGGTATTGAAGAAGGTGAAATTCCTGTGTGGGCTAAACCCGCTGTTGCTAATGTAGAATCTATGTTAGCAAAACGTGGTATGTCAGCCTCTACAGTAGGAAGAGACGCCTTGCTCAATGCTATTATTCAATCAGCAATGCCAATTGCTCAGTCTAATGCACAAGCCATACAAGCTAGTGTAGGACAACAAAGAACAATTGAAGCTCAAGAATCTGAAGCTAATGCAGCAAGAGGGCAACAGACAGCGTTGACAACCGCTAATAACGTTTTCCAAATGGACATGGCTCAGTTTAGTGCTGACCAACAAACAGCATTGTCTAACAGTAAGTTTTTACAAACTGTTAGTATTACAGATGCTACAATGGACCAGCAAGGTATTATGCAAGATGCAGCTTTAATGTCCCAAGCTAATTTAGTTGAAGCAGACTTTAATCAAAAAACTCAAATACAAAATGCTCAAGCATTCTTGCAAATGGATTTAACTAATCTAAGTAATAATCAACAAGCCAATGTATTAAAGGCTCAACAAAATCAACAACGTGTGTTAAGTAATCAGTCTGCTCAAAATGCAGCGTCTCAGTTTAATGCTGCTAGTGAAAATCAAACTAATCAGTTTATGACTAACCTTAATGCACAGATGAATCAATATAACGCTTCTCAAACTAATGCAATGAAGCAGTTTAATGCTACGCAAAATAATGCTGCAGCAGCTCGAGATGCACAAAGACAATCTGATGTTAATAAATTTAATGCTCAATTAGTTACACAGGTAGATCAATTTAATTCTCAACAAGACTTTGCAAGGAATCAATGGAACGCACAAAATTCTGCAGCCGTTGAAGCTTCAAATGTTCAATGGAGAAGACAAGCTAATACAGTTAACACTGCTGCACAGAATCAAATTAATATGCAGAACGCACAAAACGCTTATGGTCTTACAGCACAGTCTCAATCTTTCTTATGGCAAGAACTAAGAGACCAAGCTGATTTTGATTTTAGAGCTTTTGAAAATGAAGAAAATAGAAAGGCACAAATTATATCAACAGCTATGGCTAACGAAGGTAAAGCTGGTGAAAAGTATGATGATTACTTACAAGGTTTATTAGGAAATCTTACCAACTCTTTCCAAGCAGGATTAGGTGGCACCTTTGGTGGTGGTAGTGGTGGTGGTGCATTTTTTAATCAGAGCTAAAAATAACAGTAAATTTAATAAAGTTTAAAATAATTAGGAATATAATATGGGTTGGTTAAGAAAGGTAGGAAGAAAAATTAATAGAAAACTTGGCAAAATTTTCGGAAGTAAGTTAGGTGCTGTAATCGGTACTGTAGGGATGTTTATGCTTATGGGTACAATTACTAAAAGCTTAACAGGTTGGGCAAAAAGTGCCTTTGGTGGAGCAGGTAAGGTAGGAACAACTGTTGCAAGTGATGCTGCTGCTGCTGAAGCTATAGCTGCATCCGGTGTAATGACTCCCGGTGCTGCTGGATCACTAAACGAAGCATCTTTACTAGCAGGTGAAAACCTCGCAACACAATCTATAAAGACTTCATCGGCTGCAGCAGGTCAATCAGCTGGTGCTCAAATTATAAACGCTAGTAATAATATGGACAAAGCTAACATAGCTATTAGTGCTATTGATAGTTCTGCAGTTACAGGAACTTTAAATGTATCTCCAACAATTACAGATAGTTTAATACAAGATGCTTTACCAGCTCTAGAACAGAATGCAGCTGTGGTTAAGGCTAATGTTGCAGAGCTAACAGCAGGAAATATTCCTGCAGCTACAGTTCCAAAAGTTCCAAATAGTTTAGTTCCAGATAGTTTGTTTGAAGAAGGATTGTTTGATAGTGGTGGAAATTTAGTTGCAGAGCCCGGAGCAACATTTGCACAAGCTGCAAATAATCCTACAAAATTTGCTAAACTCCAAGAAAGTGCTACCTTTGGAGAAAAAGTTGGAAGATTTGCAAGTGACCCAATTGGTATGACCGTAAAAGGAGTTAAAAATTTAGCAGGTTCTGCTATTGAAGGTGTAACAAGCGGAGAGTTTGTAGGTGATGTAGCCCAAGGTGTTTTTACAGGAGTAGCTATGAATGCAATTGCAGGTAGCCCTGAAGAACAGTTTATA